TCACTTGTTACCATTTGTCCCTCCCCGCCACCTTTGCAGCAGCGACAGGGGATCCTGCTCGCTGAAGAAGGTGAGCGTCTTAATCGCCACAGCGGAAAGCAAAACCGCGCCGAGCGCATCAAGCGGTTTGTCGCTGTAATGGGTGATGCTCGCCAGCATTGAGCCCACCAGCCCGGAGCCGTACACACCAGCGAAGTAAGAAACGATGAAGTAGGCCGAACGGCGGAGAATTGTCAGATCGGCAGCGGTGGCGACATAGAACACGGCACCAGCGAACGCACCGAACACGACACCGTAATCGGTGCCGGTTAACAAGCCATACAAACTGGCACCGGTTAAAGCGCTTGCCGCCGCAGCGGAACCGGAAACAGGTTCGGACATTTAGCCCCCTCTTATTGCTGTTGATCCTCTCAGAAGGTTGAGGGGAAACAAAAAAAGGCCACCATGAGGTGACCTATATATGATTGAAATTTATGATTTATAAAGGCTTGATCAGACCGGCAATGCCTTCGGCTTGCCCATGTGATATGTAACAAGACTGCTTTTGCTGCCATCTTCCCAGACTGTAGAGCTCTCGGTGATCTTCAAAATCACCCAACCTTTAGACAGGCCCAAATTGACTTGCTCCACATCCTCTACCGTCCGTACTTCCTGGATTTTACTCAACAAGTTTTCATCTGCGCTCATCAACTGACCCTCAGTTAAAAAATACAACATAACAAACGCATTGAGGAAAAACCTTGCTGAGAATAAAAAAACCCGCACTCAGGCGGGTTTGATGTCGTGCAGGCGTAATATCCCACGATGGAAAGCATACAGGACAGTTTTATGCAAAGTCAACACTAATGTGCAAAATAGTGTCGATATTTGCTCCGATCATATTAATAAGTTGTCGCCTTCTCAAATTCCACTGATGCATGACGCTCCCCCTGGCGCAGAGTGTCCACCAGCATTTCATAGAAGGGTTTCCAGTTGCGTGACCATGAGGACTGATGGAGATCCGGGAGACGCTTCAGAATGGCACGGTGAACCGTCGCAGAGGAGACCGCAGAGAAGCCATTGCCTGAGCATCGCTCACAGGTTTTGAATACCGGAGCGCCGAGGTCTTTGGTTGCCTTACGGTCGAGCACTTCACCTTTTCCACCGCAGCGGCAGCGCGCGCTTAATACGCCTTTCCCGTCGCACGCTTCACACGTGGCCGGAACAATTTCCGTTACCTCTGTCCATTTTTCCCAGTCTGACGGACGAACTGCGCGTGATTTGCTGGCCCAGTAAGGCGCTTTACCCCAAGGGTATGAAACCTTGCGCGTGAGCTGGGTCCTGGAGGTCTTCCCGGTACCGTTGCAACTGAGGCATGAGCCGGTGCTGGCCGCCGAACGGGAATACTCAGCAAAGGCAAACTGCGCCAGCACCTGCATGCACCAGCCAAACTCGCCACCAGCTGCTTTACGCACATTCTTCGGACCAATCTCCGTCGCGTGCCGCACCAGCGCCTGAACTGCGATTTGCTCATCCGTTTTGCTGATCCCTGCCTTTCCGAAGAACGCAGCAAGGCCGAAGCGCGCGCGGCTGCTGGTAGTGCCGATCGCTACCATTACATCTGTACCAGTCAGTCTGTCAGGAGAGGTGCCTTTAACGCTGTCACTGATGTTCATACCCTGGGGGCTGAAATGTTTAAGTGATGCTTCAAGTTTCATGCCGGTGCCCTCTCGTTCGTTGAAATCAAAATCTGACCTGTATCACCCCAGAGCTTGGTTACCCGCACATCCCAGATATGTGCGTCGTCGGTAAACAGAGCATCCATGAGCGCCTTACTCATGTTGTCGACATCCGGCTTTTGCTGGTGCGCCTGCCCGCTCATCGCTGCACGTTTCTTCAGGCTCCAGCTGGCTGGCATGGGGATGACAAAGGTGATATGCCCGCCCGCCTCAGGCATCACCAGCCCGTTCAGGCGAACCTCATCACAAAAGGCCCGGTAACGCAGAACCACATCCCGCTTTTTCCATTTGTCCGCGCGGGTCATCCGTGGCTTACCCATCGGGGTAATATTAAAAATCTTCATGTGCCGTGTGGCCCCCTTTCGCATAGCGGCGCGCCGGAGCCCTGACCGGTGGCGCAGACCGTGCTTTTGCCTCATCCTGATCGATCGGCAGAAAATGGCCGTTGAAGAACCGGCGATAAACGGTGCCCAGCTCGCCGTTGCGCTGCTTGGTGATGTTGATCTCGGCAATACCTTTTGCAGGGGATTCGGGGTTATAAACCTCATCGCGGTAAAGCATCATAATCAGATCAGCGTCGGCCTCGATTTCGCCGGAGTTTTTCATGTCAGAGTTCATCGGGCGTTTGTTGGGGCGTGATTCGACGCCGCGGGAAAGCTGGCTCAGGGCGATAACGGGCGTTTTGTTGGCTTTGGCCAGACGCTTCAGGCCTTTCGACACATCACCGACAGCGAGATCGTACCGGGCTGCACTCTGAATTTTGATAAGCGCGAGGTAATCAACCACCACCAGTGCGATTTCGGGATGGGCCAGCTTCCACCGCGTTGCCGTCTGACAAATCTGTTCAACGGTCAGATCGTTAATGTCGACCATCCAGATATTGCGCCCCGTCAGGCGGGCCACACCGTTTGTAAGGCGCGCCCAGTCCTCATCTTCAAAGCGATCGGCGGCTTTCAGGCGGGACACGGGCATACCGCCTGCCGCTGAGACCATACGTTCACTGATCTGGATGTTCGCCATTTCCATGCTGAAGAACAGCACACCATGCCCCTGCGCAGAGACCTTATCGATGATGTCCAGCGCCAGCTCAGTTTTGCCCATTGAAGGCCGTGCGGCGATGAACACCAGGTCAGTGATGTCGATCCCGCCCGTTTTCGCGTCGAGGTCATCAATACCGGTGAGCAGGCTGCGCCCCTCTTCCGTGCCCTGCATTCGCGCTTCCACACGCGCGATAACCTCTGGTAGCAATTCATCAATGTGAACAGGGTTAACGGTGTCGGCGCTAACATCGATTAATGACATCACCTGCCTGGCGGATTCGAGGGCAGCGACTGCAGCATCACCGGTTTTCGCATCCCGGATGCCAGCAAGTGCTTCTGTCATGGCTTTTTCAGCGTCGCGGACAGCGGCATTGCGGATCAGCATTGACGCATATGAGTTAAGTGCTGATTTAGCCCAGGCAATACTCGACGATGCCATAATCGTGGCGCTCAGATCCGGGAGAACCTCGCAGAGCAACAGCGGGTCAATTACCCCGTTGCGCGACTGGGCACAGATACCTGCGTAGATTTCCCGGTACTGATGCACAGAGAACACGCTCCCCGGCACGCGGGAGAGAATATCCAGTACCTCGGGATCGGCACCGCGCAGGAAAATAGCACCGATAACAGCACCTTCCAGATCATTATTTCTCCAGACCTGACTCATGCTGCAGCCCCGCGGTTACTGCGGAAACTTTCCCAGTTGAAAGCCAGTTTGTTAATGCCCCCGTCAGTGACCCGATCAACAATGCGTTCGCCAATGGTTTCCTTCAGCTGCTCAAATGTCAGGTTGCTGATCAGAATCGTAGGGAGGATGCTTTCGTACCGGGCGTTGATCACTTCCTGGAGGATTGTCATTTCTGTGGGGCTGCCGAACTGAACCCCAACCTCGTCGATGATGAGCAGGTCCAGTGTGGCAAAGTGCTCAATGACTTCTTCCTCACTGCTTTCGGCATTGTTGCGCCATGTACTTTTCACCGCGCGGATAAGGCGCATGACATCGGTGATCTCCACCTTCGCCAGGTGATCGCGAATAATGCTCTTTGCCAGAGAAACGGCTAAATGGTTTTTGCCGGTACCACATGTGCCCGTCATGACAAGCCCGGTACCGGCCTGCAGACGCTCCGGCCATGTGGCGGCATACCGTTTGCAGGCAGCCAGATTTTTGGCAGCGTATGGGTTGATCGCCTGGTAATTACCGAACTCACAGGCTTCGAAGCGGCGGGCAATGCCGGCATTGTCCAGCAGATCGCACACACGCAGTTCCCGCAGCGCGGCTTCAGTCCGGGAAATCTGAACCCTCACGCACTCCGGGCACCGGCGTTAACCTGGCAGTTGCTCCTGCAGCCCATGCGGCACCGCAAATACACATCAGCACCAATGCTGAATTCGTTCCGGTGCATAAAGTGTCGTGGGAAACCGGTCTTTCTGATCCTTCCTGCCGCCGCCTGATCCAGTTTTCCGGCCTCCCCACTAGGCAACTGCCGGGTATTCGTGGCGCGTGCGTCCAGCGTGAGGCCTTTATCCATGCCTTTCAGGTGCTGCTGGAGGAATCAACACAGCCCAGCGGAAAACTCAAGCGCTGGCAGCATCCAGAGTTTGGCGGCTTTGTACTTCGCAAAGAGGTACCACCAGCAGACGGGGATTACATGTCATGAAAATCGAATTCAACGATAAAGGCGCGGTCGCCACAGTGACGATCACCAGTACCGTGTTTGAATTTAGCCGCCACAATCGCGCAGTTGAAACTGCGCTTTTTCTGGCACCGGGAACCATCGCCAGCCGTTGCGGATTTTTCCTGATGAAGACGGTTATCTCTGGTCCAACAGCGCGCGTAATCCGCGCCTATAAAAATGCTATGCGAGAGGCGGCACGATGAACAAAACATTTGTTGAAACCAACAACCTGAGTTCAATCAGCGAATGCCTGATGCAACTGGTAAACGCCGAACAGGCGCAGTTGGATATCGAGCAACAACTCGAACAATCAAACAGCAGTAGCCAGTGGAGTGAATGGCGGAAGAAAGCGGAAAAGGCTTTGCGCACGGTGAAAGCCAAGCGGCGGTACATTACTGCTCGGCTGGCAGTTCTTCGTCAGGAGGAAAAAGAGAGGAACGCTGAGAACCATCAGCAGCACAATGACTATCTGATTGCTGAGCTAAGGAAGATTGTCACGCCATCTTCGTTCGCTGGCTGCGTCCATCGGGCGACAGAGAAGATGGAGAGCGCCAATGAGGATTACAATATGTTCGATCTGTTGAAGTCGGCAATACCTGCGCCAGCGCCAGGTTCAACAGGTGCAACCGATTTTATGCCCCCGCCTCCGGTACCAACGGCAATACCTGCGCCAGCGCCGGTTAACGATGTCACCAATGGTAAATCGTTGACCATCACGTTACCAGATACAAGCTCAAAGGCATTCTGGAGCGGCAGCGGTAAGAGTGAGGTTTTCCATCCGGAGACATATAAGCGCTGGGTAAAGGAAGCCATCGAGCGGGATTGCTGTATTGCTCGCATTGAAGTGAAGGTGAAGTGATGCATAAAGCGTTCGAAATGTGGATGCGCGGGCGGTACGGAAACCGCTATGACCTGACGCGGGATGTTGATGGGCTTTACAGCCGAGAAGTGGTTAAGCGGATGTTTGAGACGTGGTGCCACTGCCGTGGCCTGAGTGTGGTGTGAGGTGGATATGTCAGATATTGAAATGATTTCAGAGCAAGAGGCAATGCGCATGCTGAAAGTCTCATCACGCGCAACGATTTGGAAATACACGGAGAATCATAACTTTCCGAAGCCAATCAGAACCCACCCAAAGCAGTACCTTAAATCAGCGGTGGAGAACTGGATCTTAAGCGGCGGTATCAACCAGAAATCTTCCTGA